TTGTTCTTTTATTTTTCCACGGGAATCAAATACATGAGACATAAAATCTTTTACATATTTTTTAGCTCTACCTAATTTAATTTTACCACTAGGTGGACTAAATTCTTGTATTCTAGTTTGTGCCCAATCACTTTCTTCCCATAATTTTCTTTTAACTATAAAAAATTTTACATTTATTTTTTCTAATGGAATATTATATAGTGTTGAAAAATATTGTTTATATAAAATAAGTTGAAATTGTTTATGTTCATCTTTTTTCATTTTACTATGCCAACCTCTAGTACTGGTTTTGATATCTATGATAGTAAATTCATCTAATACTTCATTATATAGAACAATATCTAGCATACCCTTAAATAAAATATTATTTAACATTTTATTAGGTGTATTAATAATAGGTAATTCTATTCCAACTAAGTAAGTGTTTCTTTTAGAAAAATATTGTGATATTCTTTTTTTAAAAAAGTTAAGTATAGCAACTCCATCTTCAAAAAATTCTCTCATTTGTTCAGCACTTGAAAAATGTAAATTATTATTTTGTTTATATTGCATTTTATAAGCATCAGTAAATCTTTCTTGGAATTTAGAATTTAAATCAATTTCATTTGCTTTTACTTTTGATTGTTCATAAAATACAGTTAAGTATTCTTGCATTACTTCATGAATTGCTATTCCAAATACTAAATAAATGGAAGTATCTCTTTGACTTATTTTATCTTTATAGTGTAATCTCCATTTATAAGGACATTGATTAAACATCGATATTTGAGAATATGATATATTCTTCTGATATGAGTAATCAATTTCCTGTGGAGGACTATTTTTAATCTCCTTAACTATATTAGGTATTTTTTTAGCCAAAATTTATTTTTTCCATTTATTACGTCCCACTAACATTCCAATTATTCCATAATTAGCAATATCAATAAACGTATCTTCCATACCTTCTCCTTTAACATAATTTCTACCGTTTGTAAGTAGATTTTTTAGTCTTGAAATTTTATCTGTAAGTCTAATACATAAACCTGTAAGTGAAAATTTTTTATCTGATGCGTTAGTTAGATCACCTCCTAAAGCAATATTATTTAATCCATAATCCATATGCTTAGCAGCAAACATTTCATACATTTCTGATTGAATTTTTTTAAATTCATCTGCTAATTCAGGATATTCTTCTTCAAAGACTACTACTGTCTGGGTTACTGTTTCTTCAGTAATTTTATTTACTTTAGCTTTTAATCTTTCTTCGTCTTTCATTTCATAATATTTTTCAACTGTGCTACTCATTATATTACTTCTTTATTGTTAAAATATTTTTCTAAAATTTCTAATCTTTCATCTGCTGATGCTAATAATTTAAGAGCCTCACTACAGTTATCCCAATAGTCTTTAGTTGAATGGTCACCAATTCCAGCTGGGTGATTAGTTAGTAATTCAATACTTGCTAATGCTTTATTTTTATCTGCTTCAGCTTCTGATTTTAAAAATTTGTATACTTGAATGTTCATAATTTAATTAATTTAGTTATTGATTTTTTTTCTTGTCCCATTGATTTTAAGATATCTTTAATTTTATCTACACCTAGAGTATCAATATACTCATCTGCTTCACTAAACCCACATTCAAAATAATTAGCAATTAATTGTAATAATTCTTTATTTTTTAATTTTGTTTTAGATTTAATGTATTTGTTCCAAACTTTTTTCTTAGGAATCATATTACAATAAAAATTATAAATTCCTATTTTATCTGTTGGATGCATTCTTTGAGCTATATTAGCTATTTCAATATTATTTTTACCCATAGATATAAATCTATGAACCATATAAGAATTCCAACTATCCCAATCTTCATCTGAGAATTTTGATGGTGGTGATTTCTTTACTGTTATTTCATCTAACCAATCCCAAAGTTTCATTATTTATCTTTTTTAAATCCTCTATAATATAAATCTGATGTTTTTTCATTTATACCCCAATAACCATCATATAATCTATCCCAATGAGGTATCATTTTAAAATCATAAGGGGTTCTATTTCTATAAAAATCCTTCCAACGATCCATTTCTTGTGTAAATGGCATTGCTACTGGATGTGATCTTGAAGTACCGTGTTCTGGTCTTGCTAAACCTGCACATGACATAATAAATAAACCATTTGGTTTTAAATGTTTTAACATATTAATAATTGTTAAATCATAATAAGGATCATGTTCAAATACTTCAAAAGCACAAACAACATCAAATAACTTATCATCTTTATAAAGATGTCCTAAGGATACTACATCTACATTTTCTCCATCTTCTATATCAACCCCAACCCACTTACAATTTTTAGAATGGGATCTTGCTCTAGGATAACAATTCCCAGATCCTATTTCTAACCATCTTTTACCTTCAAAAAACTCAGGATATAAAATCTTAGTTTCATAGATAAAATGCATTGGGGCGTGATGCATATCTTTACTATTTAATAACGTGATCCTTATATTGATCTCTTAATTCAACTGGTATTGTTGCCTCTAAAATTTTACCTGTTTTAGGGTCAAAAAATACAGGAATAGGCATAATTGCATCTTCATCTGCTCCTACTACGAATTTAGAAACATTACGAAGTAATACTCCTTGTTGAAATATAACTCCTCCATCTGGAGTTTCAATTGATGTAGTGTTTTTAACATCTACATTCATTTGCATCTGTTGTTGTGGTTGTTTAGCCATTTTTATTCTTATTTTGGTTTTTAAAATCTATTATAAATCCAATCGCTACTAAAATATTTAAACCTACACTAGCGATTATTTCATGTAAGTCTTGATATACATTTAAGGATAAATGGACATGACCTATTATCCAAAATGGAATTGCCATTTGCTGACTGTACCATATTAATGTAAATTCTATAAATTTTTTCATTATACATTTATTAACTGATTTATTAGTGCCATACAGTTAATCTCTTTATCTATCCTAAAATTAGATTGGTATGAATATTCATTAATATAATACGCTACCATCCCTTCTTTACCAGGAGCAAATTTACTAGCATTATCATAAAGATAACGATATAATTCTTCAAAATCTTGTACATTAGCATCTGCAATAATTTGTCTAATTGCCTTCCATGATTTTTTTCCTGCTAATTCTTTTAATACCTGAATCATATAATTAGATGATACTAGTACTGATTGGTCTAACTTTAAAGCATTATCTTGTATTGATAGTTGTATAGTATTAATACATTTACGTAAATCAGGATAGCATTGATTAACTAATGGTACTAAATCATTTACATCATGCATAACTATTTCTTGTTGTAAAATCCAATTTAAATGTTTAGCAACATCTTTTTTAGTTGGAGGTACAATTTTAAGTACTTGACATCTTGATTGTAGAGGATCAATAATACGTTCTATATAATTACAAGTTAAAATAAATCTAGTAGTACGTGAAAAGGTTTCAATTATGTTTCTGAGTGATGCTTGTGCTTGGATCGTGAGAAAATCCGCTTCATCCAAGATAATAACTTTAAGGGGTTTAAACGACGCAACCGATGCAAAACCAGAGACTTTATCCCTAATAGTTTCAATACCACGTTCGTCAGAAGCATTAATATATAAGTGATCACAATTTAGATTTTTAATTATTAACTTTGCTAGTGTTGTTTTACCAGTACCAGCAGGTCCGTAAAATATTAAATTTTGAATATCATTCTGTTCTAAATATTGTGATATTGTTTTTTTAATGTGTTCATTTCCTACATACTCATCTAATACTGTAGGGCGATATTTTTCTACTAATAATGAATGTTCCATAACCTTAATATAATAACTTTTATTTAAATAACCAACTTATATTCCTTGCCTAAATTCACCATACATGCCATATACTTTTGGCTTTTCCTTTTTAACTTCTACACTAGATGTTTGTATAGCATATAATTTACTGGCAATAGGATCTAATCTATAAGCTCCGTTAAAACCTGTTTGGTGGAAAAATGCTTCTAAAGTATCTGTTAAATTAGGAAATACTTCTTTTTTAACATCACCAACTAAAGTCCACCTGTCTCCAGGTGGTACTCTTGTGGCAATTAATTCATTATGTTCTACAATTTTTTTATCACTCATAATTAAAATGTTTCTTCAGGAATAGGTGGTTTTTGGTCTGGATGATCAGTTACAACACATTCTGTTAATAAAATAGTTCCCGCTACTGATGAAGCATTTTCAAGAGCTGTTATTGTAACTTTTGTTGGATCTAAAATCCCAGCTTCTTCCATATTTGTAACTTCTCCTATTTGTAAATTATAACCTGTCCAATAATCATCTCCAGAATTAATAAGATCATTAGCTATCATTTCAGCTGATGTATTATCGTATCCTGCATTAGTTAAAATTTGAATGAATGGTTTTCTACATGCTTTCTTTACAAGAACGGAACCTAAATTATCATTTGATAAACCATTTGAAGCATATAATAAAGCTGCTCCTCCACCAGGTACAATACCTTTATCTAAAGCAGCTTTTGTAGCATGTAAAGCATCATCAACTCTATCTTTCTTTTCCCTCATTTCTACTTCTGTAAATCCTCCTACATGAACTATAGAAACACCACCAATCATTTTAGCTAATCTATTTTGAAGATGCTCTATAATGTATGGAGTATCTTCTTTATCAATTTGAACCTGAAGATCCTTTACTCTATTATTTATAGCTTCTTCATCACCTTTACCATCAACAATTGTTGTTTGTTCTTTAGTAATAGTTACAGCACGTGCTTGTCCAAACCATTCCCAACTAAACTTATCAAGCTTCATTCCTTTATCCTTATCAAATACAGTACCACCTGTTAATGTAGCAATGTCTTCAAGAATTAATTTTTTTCTTTCTCCAAAATCAGGTGCTTTAACAGCTGCAACTTTAAGGATCCCTCTTGCTTTATTTACAATAAGAGTAGCTAACGCTTCACCATCAATATCATCAGCAATAATTAATAATGATTTATTAGCATTAGAAACACTTTCTAAAATTGGAAGTAAATCTTTTACTTGAGTAAATTTATGATCTGCAATTAAAATATAAGTATCCTCTAATGTACAACTCATATCTGCATTATTAGTAACAAAGAAATGTGATTTATATCCTCTATCAAACTGCATACCTTCAACAGTTTCAAGATAAGTATCTCCTGATTTTGACTCTTCAATATGAACAACACCATCTCTACCTACTTTTTCAATAGCTGTTGATATTAATTTTCCAATTTCAACATCATTATTTGCTGATATTGTTGCTATTTGTTCTAATTGATCCTCCGAGGAAATGTCTTTTGATATATTATCTCTAATAATAGTAATTACTTCTTGTACTGCTTTATCTATAGAACGTTTTATTTCAACAGCATTTTCTCCATTATTAAGATGATTTAAACCTTCCTTAATTAATTCACGAGCTAATAAAGTTGATGTTGTTGTACCATCTCCTGCTTTATCTGCTGTTTTAAGGGCTGCTTGTTTTACTATTTGAACCCCAAGGTTTTTAACTAAACCATCTACAGTAATATTTTTGGCTACTGTAACACCATCTTTAGTATGATATGGTTTATAAGCATCATCATAACCATTTTCATCTATTAATACATTTCTTCCATTAGGTCCTAATGTACATACAACGGCATCAGCTAATATGTTGATACCTTCCATTACTTCAGCTCTTGCTTCTTTTCCGAAACGAACTTCTTTTTTATAATCTACTGGCATATTTTTATTTTTATTTGTTAATTTTAGCTAATATTTGATTTTCAGGTCCTACCCAATATTCCTCATTTTCATAAGGTAATTTTGTAAAACCTTGAGTTGGTAATACTACTATATCACCTACACTGCTTATAGTTTTAATAAATTCTCCTGTAATCGTGTGTTTTCCAGGTCCAACAGCAATAACTTCTCCTGTTTGGTTTTTTTCATTACCCATATCTGGTACAATAATATTACCATGTTGGGTTTCTTCTGCCTCGATTGGTTTTACAATCACGGCGTTAAATAATGCTTCTAATTTCATAATTAATAACTTCCTTTTAGTCCTCTGTAATTTTGTAATTCTTTTAACTCTGTCAACAATTCATCCCATCTATCAACATATTCTTTAATACTAGAATAATGATCTTTTTCATTATTTAGTTTTAGATTAGCTACTTTTTGTAAAGCAGATCCAAAGTTAGAATAATGTCCTAATGGTTTTTCATAATCTTTTCCTTGACTACCTTTTGCAAGGTATTTTTCTTGGGGTGTAACTATTTCATACACTGTATAACAATGTGTATCTTTTCCTATAAAATAGGGGTGCATTTTAGTGTCTGTAATCTTTGCCATATAACTTTTTTATTTTATAACGTTAATATACGAAAAATTAAAATATAAACCAACCTAAGGGCGCTTTTAGGTTACTTAATTTTAATTGCTTTCGGTTTAGCTTCTTTAGTTAATGGTAT